GCTTTCATTCTGCCTCCTGAACAAACTTAATAGCCACATCAAAAACCGTGTTAATCCATTCAGCCAATGAGTTATCAGGCAGGTCTTTGACAACCAACCAATCATTGCGAACTTCATCTAAGCGTTTTGCAAGGTCAGCTTTTATGCCATCCTCTACCATATAAAATTGACGGATAAGTTCTCCGTGATTTGCTTGGCATCTATCCATATCTTCTGTTTTACATCGCAAAAGATGTACCGTTTCAAATGCCGACACGACTTCCTGAGTTAGGGACTTCACGAACTATCCTCCTTACTTTTGATGCTTTTACGAATGAGCTGAAATCTATACCATGCTTATCTACAAAGACTTTTAACGCGCTGAGAAATAACGAATTAAATTCACCCTTGGCGATGTATCGGCGTTCTATTCCCGTTATCCCACCCATCATGCCGTAACGCTCGTTTGTGGCATAGGCCCACTCAAGGCATTGTTGGCGAATCGGGCAGGCAAAACACACCCTGCGAACCATTTCGTATTCAAGGTGCTTTTTCTTTACCAAATCTTCTTCTAAAAAGAATAAATCGGTTTGTATGCCTCGGCAATTAGCACTATCCCAATCAATGTCATCGTAGTTAATAGATGGCTGAGGTCGGGCAATCTTACTGAGCTCATCATCGTCATACATAACATCTGTTTGGTCAAGCGGATTGACATACTTGGTAATGCTGTTTTCTAATACCCACCTTTGAATTGTGCGCTCTGTTACCTGATAACGCTTTGCGGCATCGCCTACATAGATTTTCCTGGACATCCAATTTCCCCTGTCTTGTCGTAATATGAGCAATAATTTTTACAGAATATAAATGCGGGTCTTTCAGGCGGTGGTGGGGAATCCATCGCCTGAACATCTGCTACCCACTTACGAGCCTTTTCAACTAACTTGGGGTTGTAGTCATCTTCCCAAGCAACAATATCTTTCATCTTTCCATCACGCGGGATAAAAACAAGCCCTACCCTTTTAACAGGGTATTTTTGCGCGATAAGACTTGCGTAGATATTGACCTGCATTTTCTGTTGCGCGGTTGGAAGTCCACCTTTAGCCAATTTATCTAAAGTGGTTGTTTTCCAGTCATATACGGTTTCATCTTTGCGTGAGTAGAAATCGCAATGACCCTTAAAGTATTCATCGCTAAATTCCTCTTCAAGTAGGTAATCGTCACCAAAGACATCGTGTGCCTTGAGTGCCTCAAAAATTGCCGTGTGCGTAGCCGTACCAATAATCGCGGCTAAGGATTCGGTGTCATGATTTGTTTTAGGAGTTTGGTTGAGGATATGCCAAGCCTGAGCCTTGCAACCCCCAACCGAACTTGCTCCTAATTCAACCTGAACTGAGCGGTCACGCTGTTCATCAGCTTCTTTAAGCGCCGTTGTCAGGGTTTTGATTATATTCATCAAATTCTTCCTTTCGTTTGGCAACCATGTCTGAACCTAATTTAATCAACCAAACAGAAACAACATCAACAACATTGTCTATTTGTGTTGATAAAATTTGTGCCAATTCGCCATCAACGCTCAAATCGTCATCTTTTATGCGCTCTTCAAACATCGCCCTATCTTCAGTTCGAAGTTGAAATCTTGGCGATAAAACATCGTAAGCAACTTGGCGTAATAATTGAATTTGATACATTACAAATCCATGCTTGCTTTGAGCGATGAGGAAATAGAGCGCGTAATGTCCACTTGAGTTTTTAGGCGGTTGGCATTAGCTCGTACTGCCTTAACCTGCGCCTCAAGACCGGCAATGTTCAAGTGCAAAGCCTCGTTATCAAACAAAGCCTGGTCCTCGCGCATTGCTATCGTCATTTTAAGGTCACCGTGAGCGTTCTTGAGTCGAGATTTAGCCATCGCAATTTCATACGCAGCTTTAGTGACATGGTAATCGGATTCGGCTTTAATCAAATCCTTGTGGCACTCGTCAATCTCTTTGCTGAGTTCAACAAGCCTTGCTTCGACTTTGGCAGGTGTAATCATTAGCCCACCAACACAATCAAAGCCCAAATGGGAGCAAAGAAAATCGCGCCCCAAAAGACAATTCGTACAGCAGTTCTCACATCGTAATAAAACTGTGAGTGTTTAGGTAAGCGATGTGGCGTAAAGCCTAGGATGTCAGTTCTCACTTAACAGCCTCCAATTCCTTTTTGCGAGCAGAGATTGTTGAGTTCAAAGTCTTACCGTCAACCTTGACAGATAGAAGCCCTGCTTCTTGTGCGCCTGTGTAGAACATTTTAAGTTCGGCAACAGATTGAATTCCTGATACTTGGTCAATCGCTTCTTTAGCAAGTGATAGTTGTTCAGGTGATACAGGTGGCGCAACAGGTTCAACTTGTGCGCGTTCAACCTTTTCCATCTCTTCGCGTGATGGTCGAGATGCTTTGCCGTTAAGTGAACCTTGGTATCCCATGTCGGCTAATGCGCGACCTATCGCTGAAGTAGTGCAGTTCTCTAATGCACTTGTACGGTTTACAGGAGATGAGCCGACAATCTCTTCGGCATAATCTTGTGCCTTCAGAACATCGCCCAACCAAATCTGAGCGCGAACAATGTATTGAAGTGGCTTGCCATCCGGTGTGCGTTCTACTGCCACCAAATCTGTAATGACTCGCAAATCATTATGTTCTGCGTGTGCGCGAGCTAGTCGGTCTGCAACTGGCTCGTAGTTATCCAGGTTAAAACCCATACTTCCGTTCCTTTCGTAATCTGCCGAAATTGGCATTAGTTACAGAGTAAAGCAGGGGTCTGACAAAAAGCAAGCATTTCGCCCAAGTTTCTTTAGGGTATTATTAGGAAATGATTGCTATACGGATTCAGGCTTACCATGTTATTGTTGAGGCTGAATCTACGGAGTCTTACCCCGATGCCATGACAGACTTGACAAATCGGGCAGTAGAGGCTTTTGCCTCAGCCTTGGCTACCATGAAATTGACCGAAGTTCCCATTTTTGATGCGGAGTTTGACCCTGAGGAAAACGAAGAACTATAATTCCGACTCCCCCTAAATACAAAGAAACCCCCTCAACCTGCGAGGGGGTTTTTGCGTTAGACCTTAAAAAAAAATTTTAATTTAACCATTTTACAAACGACCTGACATAAACTGCGCCATACCCTATGGATGCCAGGATAAATCCGTACTGACGGGTTTCTAGGGCATAAGCTACCCATAGGCACTCATTGAGCATTAAGACCAACCAACCCCATACAGTCTTACGCCCTACAAAGAATATCCCTGTAATGCCTACTACTGCTAATACCCAACTCCACATTATTTGTTCCAACTGATAACGATTTCATACCCTAGTTCATAAGCAAACTCTTGGGCTTCAAGGAATGTGGTTTTCTCAAACATAAGCCATGCCAAATCTTCAAGACTTAGTTCTTTTGGCTTTACCCAAGGTTTCCTCATTAGTCCAACCACAATCTATGTTCGCTAGTTACGCGACCTTTTTCTCCGTCAATGAAATGTAAGCGTTGAGAAGGCACACCATTGCTGGCAAGTAAATCTCTTGCGTAGCGGTTACCTGATTCAACTGCGCCACTCATAAACACGCTTCCTTCGCCGTTAGCCATATTCCAACTTTGATGTTGGTGATAGTGACCGATATATAAGTCGCGAAAGTCAAAACCCTTAGTGATCTTATCTACTTCATCAAAGAACTTATACGCACCTGATTTCCAGCGATCAGCAAAGCGAACGATTGTGGATGCAGTACCCCAACGAATTTCATCGCCGTGAATAAGGAGAGCCTTGTAATTTTTTATTGTGACACGCTGTATGTCCTCTTTAGTCATTTGCCAAGTCAAACGCTTCTCATCTTTCAGAGCTTGACCTGCAAACATAAATGCCAACTTATCCCAGTTAATATCCTTAGGTAGTTCGCCAAACTTTCCAATTCTTCCGTGATTGCCCGGCTCGCAGATAACTGTGACTTTCTCAAAGTTAGCCAAGAGTGTGCGGGTTATCTCGATCATAATTCGGGAAGCATCCACAAACTGACTCATAACATCTGAGTCCACTTCATAGACTTGGCTTGGAAATATCGTTGTGTTCTCAATATGATCTCCACCGAACATCACAACAACTTCTTTTACAGGGTGATCTGCGCGTTGGATGTTAGTGAGCAGAATTGTTTTCTCAATAGATTGCTTGACTAGGCGTTCGCACTCTTTACTGTTGTATGTCAGAGTGTGCTTGCCTAATTGCCAGTCGGTTGAGTGCAGTAGCGCAACCTCAGCTTTTTTAGATCGAGTGTCTTTTACAGGTGCAGGAACGGCAGGTAGTGGGCCAGCCGAAAGCATCGCATCGTGAGCCGCTTGAACTACAGCAGCAGTAAAGTCATCGCGGTTTTTCTTGACCTTAGCCAGTTGCCTTTGTGCGTTGAGTAAAGCGTTACGCAGTTCAGTTATCTGTGGGTCGGTATCTTTAAGTTTATCTTCAAGACTCATCTATGCCTACAATCGTCATTCCGTGTTTGGTGTAGCCCTGTTTGTCCACCCAAGAATCTTCGTGGAATGGATTTTTAGTTATGCGAACAGATTTGAGCGCATCCATCATTAGTGCAACTTCGTGCGGAGCAATATCTTCATCCATATTAAGAAGCGCGCCCCAAATGCGACCAATACGAGTGAACTCCTGTCTCTTATACACATCTCCGAGCCCACGAGACGCTACGCTATCTCG